CTATGGGATGAGCCGTGCGCGGTAGTAGCGCGCCGACCCATTCGTCGCCGCACCCACATCCAGATAGTTGGTTACAGCGCCCAATGTCGGATTATTCGTCACCACGAAGATATCGGCAAAACTATTCGGATTGTAACTGCCGTCAGCCGCGCCGGTCGAGACTTGGAGTGTATTCGAAATTCCCGGCCCCATCATCCACGTCACCAGCATGTCGTTGCTCTGGCGCGTAATGGATGTAATCCGGAACAAATTCGTCTCGAAAACCAAATTCCCGACAAGCACCGTGCCGCCGGTGTGAATGAACTGCGCACAGGGATTCGTAATCACCAGCGTATCCACTTGAAGCATACCGCCCTTGACGATCAGCTCGCCCTGCCGCACTTCCAACACTTCCAGCCCCCCGTACCCACGGCTCGCTACCGTGATCGTCCCACTGTCCAACTCCAGGAGATTGTTGCACGCAAACGAGGAAAGCCCAACGGTCAGGTTCGTCGCGACCACTGATCCGCCATTGCTGACCAGCAATCGGTTCCCACCGCCGAATTCACCGACGACCACTGCGCCTTCGTTGCTCCACACCGAGCCCGAGCCCGTGACTACCACGGTGTTGCTACTGCTTGGAGCGGCCACGCCAATCTCGCACGACGCGTCAACCACTTGGGCTCCATTACTAATTACCAGGCTATTGTAAACTGTTGCCTGGCCCAGGAGCAGTGAACCCGCGCATTTCCAGGCCGAACCACTATCACTGACCACCACGGCGTTGTTGCTGCTGCCGTTGGCGTTTACGCCCACTTCACCATCACCAGAGACAACCAGCCCGCCGTTGCTGATCACGAGACTGTTGCCGGGCCCGGCGACTCCGACCCACATGCCGCCGACAGCGTCCCATACCGACCCCGGCCCCCGGATCACCGCGACATTATTGCTGCTCCACATGTCGAGGCCGTTGCCCACGGCGCCAACGCTGCTCGTCAACGCGCCCCCGTTTTCCACCAGCAACACATCCGCATAATTCGTATAGCCGACATAGTAATCCCCGGAATAATTGCTGATCACCCCGCTGATAATATTCGTTTGGAAGTTGGCCGTGTACTGCGCGTGGGAAACTTCGGAGAAAAGAAAGGTTGAGAACAGCAACGCCACTGTCAGATAACTGGACCGCGTTCGGCGCACATCATAACCGACATTTCCCATATGACCTGTGGGCCGCGACCATCGTGTGACATTCAGTCGCATTGCGCATGCATTTTATCCGCTCGGACACGACTATCAAGCTTTTTTGCGTTTCCCAGATCGGTTTCCCGACTCCGGCGCCGCATCCGCCCCCTACCCCTTCCGCTTCGTTCCCCGTCTCGCTCGCGGCGTGTTCAATGCCATCAACTTCACCACGACGCGAAACCGGTACTTCCGCGTATGCGGATGCGTCTTCTCCCGCTGCCGGATGAACTCCGCCAGCTTGCCTTTGGCTCGGGCCTCTTTCAGATGCACCAACGCCAGTTTCACCGATTAGTCCATCATCGTAAAGCCAAATTGCCGTATGCCGATGGGATAATTGCGACTACCAATCGTGGTTTTGCGTAACTATTTGCGTTTATTTCAGGCCAGTCTTTGCCGTTTCCGAAGAAAAGCTTCCAAAGCTCACAAACCTTCCAAAGTGCGCTCACGGGTTTTTTCGTTCGGACGTAATCTCCCGCCCGTTGTGAAACATGGGAGATAAAACAATGAACTGGATGACGAAACTGGCGATTTTGTTCGGACGAAAACAGTTTGAAGACTTTGCCCAGGCCAATCCCCAACTGCCCGATGACGCGCTCGCGGTTGCGAACACGCTCGATACGTACCCCACACGTGGCGCCGCCGCGCTGATCGCCGGCTCGCTGGCCCACGCGGTCGATAACGTCCTGCGCGGGACCGAGACCGTCGGGCAACTCGCCACGCATCTGCTCTTGGTGCTGACGGCGCTGTGCATCATCTGGGTCCGCCACGCCATCAGCAAACATGATGTGCGGGTGAACGCGGCGGTGCAGTCGGCTCGTCAGGTGTCCGGCATTTCCAGCACCGTGACAACGCTGATGATCCTCTTCGCGCCCTTCGTGTTCTTCGTGGTGAGTCCACTGAATTGTGGGGCAGGCGGCCCGCCTGCCGATTCCCCAACGACGGCAACCGGGCCGGTTGCCCTACAAACCGGCACGACGAACGGCTCGGCCGCTCCAACGACCGCAACCGGGACGGTCGCGCTACCAAACAACGTCACCAACGCCACGGCGCTGTTCACCGAGCTCGTCTCCGATTTTGGCAGTGTCACCAAATTCAGCAGCGGCGTCGGCGTCAATCTCCACGGCAAGATCGCGCCGCTGCTGTCCCAGGAACTTTCGCTCTTCGGGCACTCAACCACCAACTCCTCGTGGTCGACCGGGCCGTCCCACGCGACGTTTTTCCTGCCGGCCGCCAACGAGGAACAGGTCGGCTGGTCGTTCAGCGGCAGTTGGAACTCTCCGCCCAGAATCCTCCGCTTCGCCCTGTTCAATGCGAGCGACATCGATTGGACGGTCAACTGGGGTCTGCCCGTCGAGGATTACTACCGGGTGTTTCGCCATATCGATTGGCGCGAGAACCGTCTCGGCGTGTCCATCACCCGGAAATTCTAGGGAGGCAATTCCATGACACTTGCAACAAGAACTTCTGAACCCACCCCTGGCCCCTCCCAAGAGGGGAACAAACAATCCGGTCTCCCCTCCTCTGGAGGGGCTGGGGGTGGGTCTGGCTTAACGATGAAGGGTGGGCTTTGGGACAACCTATGAACGATCATGGAATCAACTGGACCGGCGTGCTGGCGATCATCGCGCTGCTGGAATTCTTCCGCAGCCTGGTGATCTATGTCTTTATCAGTCCCCTGCGCGGCGCGGGCAAGAAAATCGACCATCTCGAATGCCAGATCAACGGACTGAATTTCGCCCACCTGCAAAAGAGCGTCGAGGACCACGAGTGCCGCGTGCGCGAACTCGAACGCGATGCGATGCCGGTCGATGATTTTCGCCGTTACACCGACACGTCCGAACGCGACCGCCGCCTGGTGAACAAGAAACTCGACATCCTGCTGCAGCGCACCGCGCAACTGCGCGACCCGGCCGATGAAAGGGAACTGAGTGATGAAAACTGAAACCCCTCTCTTTATTTCTCTCCCGGCGGGAGAGATCAAAACCGGATTTCCCCTCCACCGGAGGGGCCGGGGGTGGGTGACCCGATGAACCCTGAACAACTCCGCGACCTGCGGGTCGTGATCCTGCAATACCTCTACCGCGCCAAACCCCTGGGCCGTCGCGCCACCGTGATCCATCAGATCGTCCGCCAGGAGGTCGATTGCGAACTGTCCGATGTCGCCGCCCAACTCGCGTTCCTCCAGGGCAACAACTTCATCTGCGCGGTCAAAGCCGACAGCCTGTCCCCCGGCCTCCCGCCGTTCTGGTTTATTACGACGGCCGGCATGGTCGAATGCGAGGAGAAACATCTTGTCCCGTAATTTCCAAACTGTAGCCGCGCCGCTCCGCCGGCGCGATTCCCCACACTGTAGCCGCCCCGCTCTGTCGGGGCGCTTCGCGGCACGGCGACAGAGCGCCGTGGCTACAACGACGGTTCCACAAATTCCGACGGCCGGCTCGCTCTCCCCTTGCGCAACCCGCATCCTCCCGCCCCGTTCACCGGCCCGAACCGCCGGGCCGCTCACCCTGATGCGCGCCCTGCTCGCCCCGTTGCGCCTACTCGCTGTCCGCCCGCGCCTCCTTGGATCAGTGGCGGACGTCGCGAGCTGCCGTCGGGTTCCTTCTTCGCTGATCCGAATCTCAGCCTTCGAGTCCTCCGCTGTCGCTCGCCTTTCCTCCGGACTTCGATTTTCCGGACTCCATTCCCCCGAGGCCGCCCATGCTGCGTAGACCCAAAGGCAAGATCTCCATGCTCCCGGAGAACGTGCGAGATCAGATCAATGACAAGATCCGCAACGGCTGGCAGTACCGCACCATTCGCGACTGGTTGTTTGCCCAACGCGCCGAGCAGGACATCCCGGATCTGCAACTGAAGGCGGGTGACCTCTATGCCCTGGTCTGGTCACGCGATGCAAAGACGAAGCGGTCGATGCAATGCACCTGCCTCAACGCCCTCAGCGATTGGTATCGAACCCATTACCGCAGCTGGCTCAAGGACCAGCTCTCCTTTGACCGCGCCCTCCGCCTCGTCGAGGAAAACGAACAGCTCAGTAGCCTCGCCAGCGACAAGGCCCAACCAGACTCCAATCTCGGCGGCACCCTCATCGTCCGCTCCTTATTGATGGACGCCATCCGCGCCCTCTGCGAAGACGAAGAGGCCGCTAATCCCGCCCAACTGGCGCGCCTCGCCAATGCCTGGGCCCGCATGAGCGACACCGGCCTGCGCGGCCAGCAATCCCTCGACGCCGGCCTCCAGTCCCTGCGCGACGAAATCAAATCCAACCCCAACGCCCTCGAGCACTTCAACAAACTCTACGCCACGCTGAAACACCCCAGCCAAAAGAAGTCATGACCCGCGTCGCTGAAGAACTCAAACAAGGCCTCGACGGCAGCCTCTCCTGCAAAGTCGCGACGCCATCGGTCCGCTCGTTCCGCGAGTTTTTGGAGAAGCATGCCCGCGTGAAGACGCCGGATGGAAGCTATGCGGCGTACACGTTTGCGGGACGGGAGGCGCTGGAATTTGTGGTGGGGATTATTGACCGGGTGTTGGCGAATGGCGACGGCCACGAACCCACCCCTGTATCCCCTCCGAGGAGGGGACCCAACCCGAACGTGTTCTCCATGCATTCATCCCCTCCGAGGAGGGGAACGGATCCGCACTCGAATTCCATGCATTCATCCCCTCCGAGGAGGGGAACGGATCCGCACTCGAATTCCATGCATTTATCCCCTCCACCGGAGGGGATCAAAGGGGTGGGTCATCCGATCTCCGACGCACGCCTCACCGCGACGGGGAGTGCGCAATGGGGCAAGCCGAGTGCGGCACTAGCCGCACGAGACGGCGCGATGTCGTCTTCGCGCCAAACCATCCATGATTGCCCCATCAGCGATGCCCGGCTCACCGCCACCGGCTCGGCGCAGTGGGGCAAAACCATCCTCGAACTCAATCTGCTCGCGTATCTGACCGGCCTGCAATTTCGTTCGGTCGGTTTGTTCCTGCCCGATGAAGACCTCGTCGAAGGCGTGGTCGATTCCAAGTTTCGGCCCGACGTGCTCGACCAGCTTCCCTGGCTCAACTCGCTGATCACGCTCGGCAAAGCCGAGAACGCCTCGGGCAAGACGGTCAACCGCAAAGGCCTGTTCACCTGCACCGATGGCCGGAAACGGTCACACGGGATGATTCACGGGATGCAGAAGATCCCGACGACGTTCAGCTTCGACGTGGTGATCGAGGACGAGAAGGACGACATCCCGCCGAGCATGTCGCGGTATCTGACGGCGCGCATGACCGCCAGCGATCTGCGGTTCCGCTTGAGCATCGGCACACAACGCTACGCCGGCGCGGGGCAGAACAAGGAGTTCGAGGCCGGCACGATGCATACGGGAGTGTTTGAGTGCCCAAATCCCAAGTGCCTATACAAACAGAATCCGGAAGAGAACTGGCCGGGGATCTGCCGACTGGCCGTGGATGGCGCGCCGCGAACGGATGATCCGCAGCTTACCTTGGAAGGGAACTTCCGCTGCGCCGGCTGTAGCCGCCCCGCTCTGTCGGGGCGCATCCCCGACACGGCGACAGAGCGCCGTGGCTACAGCGAAACGGGCGTCTTCGACTTCTCTCCCGATGCCCATTTCTACCTCGCCTGTGTCCGGTGCGGCGCGGAACTGAATCGGCACGTGCCGGAGTTCATCCCGCAACATCCGGAGCGGGAGAAACTGCATCACTGGTCGGTCCGCATCTCGCAGCTGCTGGTCGCGGCGATCTCGTTGAAGCAAATCGTCTCCGACTGGTGCCACAACGCGGTGAAAGACCCCGACGCGATGAAGACGTTTTACGTCGACCGCCTCGGCCTGCCGCGGAGCGCGACGCAACAGATTGACCAGAAGATACTGGACCGCGCGAGAAGTGTGGAAACGTTCGATCTGTCGCTGACGCCGCGCCCCGGCACGGTGCGGTATGCCGGGCTGGACACGGGAGACAGATGCTGGCTCACCGTCCGCGAATGTGATGGTGTAGTAGCGGCCGTCTCGGCCGCCTCCGCGCCGAGCGGCACAGGCGTCTCGCCTGTAGCCTCCGGTCGTTCTAAACGCATCGTGTGGCTGGAGCAGCTCAGTGCCGAGCGCGTCCGGTCGCGCGTGCCGCAGATTTTCGAGACGATGGGCATCGCGACGTTGTTTGTGGATGCGGGCCCGCTGCGCGATCTCGCGCGCGATTTGTGTTTTCTGCTGAATGGGCTTAACGGCGCGGACGCGCGGCAGCGCGTCTCTCCAAACGACGCGGAGAAAGCGGTCATCCATTTTCCCGGCGGTCTCGTTTGGGACGGGAGAAGCCAGCAATGGCGCGGATTGCGTTGCGCCGCGGTCGAGTTCTCGCTGAAAACCGGCAAAGGCATCCAGCACAAGCTCGGCATCACGCAGGACGGACTGTTTTACCCGATCATCGCCTGTAATCGGGACGAGACCATCGAGCGCGTCGTCAATGAATTACTGACGGCCAGCGAGGGTGTGATTGAGGTGGTTGAAACCGCAGGGCATAACCCACCCCTGTATCCCCTCCGAGGAGGGGAACGAAGGTTGCGGACGGAACCGGCGATTCGACTGCCCGCGCGCACGGCGGGTTCACCGAAGATTATCGAGACGTTCGACGCGCATGTGATTGCCGGGAGCCGCCGCGACCGCGACGCGGACGGCAACGCCGAGCATTTCGTCGACGGTTGCGAAAATCATTTTCTGCTGAGCAACGCCTACAGCGCGCTGGCGGAATCGGTCGGCGAACACGTCGTTCCGCCGGTGTCGGGCGCGATGGACCCCGATACCGCGGTGACATCGAGCCACACCATGAACCGATTCGGGCGACACACTTTGGCCAGGAGACCCTGGTGAACACAACCAACCCTACAGAAAACCGGAGGAATGAAATGAAGAAGTTACTATCGACAACACTGATCGCAGCAATCGTAGCGTTCGCGGCCTACGTACCGAGCGCGCGGGCGCAGGCGATCTTCGTGCCGGGCTACGACGTGCCTTCGACCATCGCCACGAACGCCTTCGTCGTTAATGGCACCAACGGCATGCTCGTCACGCCCCTGGTCATTACCAGCAGCACCAACGGCGCGACGGTGACGGTTGTCACCAACACCGCGAACTCGAACCGCGTTTTCCTGGACGTCATCCAACAGGGCACCAACGCCTGCGACGTGATTTACGATCAGGCCGCGACGACCAACAGCATCGGCGATTACCTCGGCGGCGCGGTCGGCGCGACGTGGACCACCAAACGCCCCGCGCTCTACAAGGGACCCGTCACGCTCATCCTGCATTCCCACGCTCCGAACCAGGCCACGACCGTCTGGACCATCGAAGGCAGCACGGGCGGCCTCTAATGGCGAATTGAATCGGACGGCTCGGCGAGCCGTCCCTACCAACGACAATAAAAATGGCCACATTGCTTCAACGCGGATGGAACCGGCTGCGCGGCGCGGCCAGCGACATCACGTCGTATTTGAAGTCCCCGGCGGATTCGACGCGCGGCCTGATCTTCTTCGGCGAGAGTAATCTGGTGGATCCAGATGCGGCTCGCCGGGAGGCTCGCCCTCCAAAGCCCGGCACGTTGATCAAAGCGCAGGTGGCCGAGCGCTGGATCAACCAGGTCACGCGCGGGCTGACGCCCGAAGCGATTGACGACTATCTCATGTCGGCCATCAGCGGCGACACACTCAACCAGTTTGCGATGTTTGAGGAGATGGAAGAGAAATGGCCGGAGCTCCGGCTCGCGCTCTACAAACACAAACTCAAGGCCGCGCGCCGCAACCCGCGCATCGTCCCGCCCGATCATCCGCAACATCCCGCGCTCGCCCGCGAGAAAGCCGAGTTCGCGAACCACGTGTTTGCCGGCATCCGCCACTGGCACCGCACCGCGTTCAACCTTCTGGATGCGGTCGGCAAAGGCATCAGCGCCGCCGAGATCGACTGGCAAATCACGGATATGCCGGCACCCACCCCCGGCCCCTCCCGTGGAGGGGAGCGCCGGTTGCGACAGGCCGTCGTCATTGCCGAAATGCCCTGGGTGAATTACCGGCACTGGAGTTATTGGTGGGACAAACCCGAGTTGCAGGTGTTCCCCGATCTGCGCAACCGCGGCCTGCACTTCGAGATCCCCGACCGCAAGTTCGTCGTGTTCCAGCATCTGTCGAAAAGCGGCCACCCGGCGCGGGCGGCGATGCTGCGTCCGCTCGCGTGGTATTTCCTCATCTATCTGTTTGCGATGAAGGACTGGGGCACGCTCGCCGAGACGTTCGGGGTCGATATCGCCCACGCGTTTTGCAGCAAGGACGCCACGCAGGAGCAGCGCAACACGATCCTGCTCCATCTCTCGCGGCTGGCCGCGCGGGCGGGCGTGTTCGACGAAGGCACGGCGATCAATCTCCAGCGTGCCGCCAGCGCCAGTTCGTTCCCGCAGGAAACCATCGTCAAATATTGCTCCGAGAAAGCGCTCGAATGTCTCCTCGGCGCGACGCTCGCCACCCAGGCCGGCGAACACGGCGCCCGCTCGCTCGGCCTCGTCCAGCAGGATGAGACGGAGGAATTGGTCGATTGGACCTGCCTGCTGTTTGCCGGGACGATGACCGGCACCGCGTTGCGCTGGTTGATGGAGTTCAACTTCGCCGAGCCCGGCGACAATCCCGTGATGGAATTGCCCGGCGCCAACCGCCGCGATCTGGCCGCGCTGGCCAACGTCCTCAACCTGCTCGTCAACCTCGGCGTCCGCGTGCCGGAGGCCTGGGTCCACGCCCAATTCGATATTCCGCATCCGCAGCCGCTCGATCTGGTGGACGGCGCGACCCCCGGTGAGCCGAAACTCGAACGCATCCTCACCCCGAACCAGAACGGCCCGGCCGACCTCATGCGCACAGACACATTCGGCAATCCGCTTACCGCCGCCCAAGCCCAGCGCGCCCTCGACGCCATCCGTCTCCGCGCCATGGCCGAGGGCTACGACCTGCGCGCGTTTGATCAGCTTGCCACGCCGATTGAAACGCTCATCGCAGGTAAAAGATCCCCGGCCGATGCGCTCCACGAACTCAAAACAGCAGCCGACGCTCTTGCGCCCGCCCAACTCGACGGCCTCGCGCCGCAACTTCTTATCCTCGGCGACCTGCTCGCTCGCAACGAATTCACTTCGCCCAATTCCGGAGACCACCATGACTGAACACAAGAAATGCGACCACATGAATCCCGACGGCACGTTCAAGGAAGTTGATGGCTCACGTTTTAACGGCTGCGTCCTCCACATGATGGAGTGCGAAGGCCACGACAAAGAGTCGGCCCAGAAAATCTGCGGCAAGATCGCCCAAGAGAAACTCGCTGGGACGGCCGACAAGAAACCCGTCGCCCTCACTGGCTTGGCGACGGAGTTGACGGCGAATGCGCTGGGGACAGCGCACGCTACAGGAGCGGATTTGTGGATCGTCTATCTCCCGAAAGGCGATCACACCGTCGAGCAAACTGCGGGGGACGGTTCCGCGTCCACATTGCGCGTGAATCCCTCGCCGCTGTCCGCGAAACGCATGGAAGCCGCCCTTCGTCTGACTCAGGGTAAACCCGCCGGCAACCGCGCCTACACGGATTACAATCATGACGATAAGGAAGCCAGTGGCCGGCCGCTAAAATTCGCCTGGCACGACGATCTTGGCGTGATCGGGCTCACGCGGCGCACGCCCGCTGCGTTGAAAGCGACGACGGGCGACCCGCCGGAGTTCCAGGCGTTCTCGCCGCACGTCCCGATCGACCCTGAGAGCGGCGAAGCGGTCGGCATCTATATGAACTGCGGCGGCTTCGTCAACCGCCCGCTGTTCGGCGACGCCACATCGCTTTCCGCCGCGGCGCATTTGCCGCAGGAACTCGTCGCCGCCGACCCGAACGCGGTCGAGTTGATCAGCGCCGTTCCCGAAGATGATCGTGCCGAAGCCGCAACCCCCGTGGCAGATCAACCGAAACTCACCCGGTCCTTCACCGGTCTGATTGCCCGGCTCTGCGCGCGTTACCGGCTCGATCTGGCGACCGTCGCGGAAGGGGCATTGATTGCCGCGTTCGAGCGCGATCTCGCCGACACCGTTTCCCTCACCGCCCGCGCGCGTCTGGCCGATCACGCCATCGTCGCCCTCGGTTTCGAACAAACCGCGACGCCCACGCCCGAAGAGCTGACCGCGAAAGCCGCCACGCTTCGCCAACCGTCCGACGACGTTATCGGAAAGGAGCTGGCTGGCTTCGCGGTCGGCGCGGGCATTCTCGCGCCCGCCGAACGCGCCGAGTGGGAGCGCCGCCTCGCCAAAGACCGGCGGGGCTGGAGCAAGGAACTGGCCGCCAAAGCCCCGAGCGTGTTGCTCGCGCGCGTCATCAAGGACCCGCCCGTCATCGGTGCCGCGGGCGGCGTTCGTCACAAGGCGCGGTGGGAGCACCGCGTGGACGAACTCTGCGCGAGCGATCCGTTTATTGCCCCCGTCGCGTTGAAAGATCCCGCGCGCGCCCGGTCCATCGCCCTCGAACGCATCGCGAAAGAAGAACCCGCGTTGCTGAAACAATAACCCGATACCGAAACCAACAAATAAGGAGAACCAAACCATGTGGAGTAGAACAGTTCAAACGCCCGTGCTGCTCGGGCAGGCCGTCATCCGCAGCGGCGTCGATGGCTACGTCGTTCCCGCCGTCGATGGCACCCAACCGACCTTCCCGGTGTTCAGTGAACGCCCCGATGTGGGCACAACCATCGCCGTCGGATATACAGTCGCCATCTGCACCGATACCGAGGACCGCGAGATCTACATTCCGTGCGGCAACACCGTCACGGAATTCAATTACCTGATGTCGGACGCCAACGGCAATTGGATCCCCGCGACCTCGGGCAATTTCGTCGGCGCCCAGGCGCTGCAAAGCGGCGTGGCCGGCGATGTCATCAAGGCCCGCCCCGCGCAATTCAAACTGCCGTAACCCTGAACCTTGAACTCTGAACCATAAGGAACCAATCCCATGGCATCCGAACCCCAACTTCTCAGCCTGAACGCCCAACTGACCACGTTCGTCGCGGGCGTGCAACCGCCCGACCTGCTCGGGCGCATCATCGCGCCGCCGTCCCCGGCGCAGTTGATCAGCGACGTGAAATTCAATTGGTGGAAGTTCGATCCCGCCGAGTACCTCCGCAAGCTGGACACGAAGGTCAACCGCCGCGGGTCGATCCCGGTGACGGATTTCAGTTTCACCACCGACACCGACGTGCTCGCCGATCAGGGACAGCAGATCATCAACCCCAACGATATCAGCATGATCAGCGAAGACCAGCCGCCGCAGATTCTGCAGGTGCCGGTGAACGTCCGCATGGCCAAACTCAAGGCGCTCACCGAGACGTTCTGGTTCTCGCATGAGTTCGAGGTCCACGACCTGATCTTCACCGCGTCGAATTACCAGGCCACCAACAATCGCACTGCGGCCCCGACCGATATGCTCGATAACGCCGACAACGATGTCATCAAAATCATCCAGAGCATCCTCGACACGCCCCTCATCCCGCCGAATGCGCTGGTCATGGGCCTCGCCGTGTGGCGTCCGCTGCAGCGCCATCCGCAACTTATCAGCGCGATCAAGGCCGTCCTCGGCAGCCGCGCCGCCATCAGCGGCCAGGTCAATCAGGAGGAGGTCGCTGCGCTCTTCGGCCTCAAGCAGGTCCTCGTCGGCAAGCAGCGCACCAACCTCGCCAATCCCGGCCAGACCGCCAGCTACTCGCGCATTTGGGGCAAGAACCTCGCCGCCATCCGCATCGAGGACGCGCCCACGTCCACTGTCTCACCGTACCCCGGCACGGCGCTGACCGCCTACGGCAACATCATGAATGCCGGCCCGGTCTTCGTCGCCTCGCGCACCATCCAGCCGGGCGACGAAAACGGCGGTTTGTATGGCGCCATTGCCGATATCATCGGCCACACGCGTAAGGTTCTGATGGTGAATCCGGATTCGTGCTACCTCCTGAGCAACTGCGTGGCCAACGACGTGTAACCAACCCGCCTCAACTCTGATCCCCTCTCCCCTTGAGGGAGAGGGTCAGGGTGAGGGGTAATGATCAACAATGAGCACAACCATCATCTCCGCCTTCCTCGCCGCCACCGACGTGACCAACGCCTTCAGCCCCAACCTCCTCATCCAGTGGCTCGACGATCCGGTTAATCCCACGGGCACGCTTAACACCACCCTCCGCGACACGATCATCGCCCGCGTCAATGGCGAAGCCAGCAGCCTCACGTCGGACAAATTGCAGTTCCCAATGACGGTGAACGACGCGGACGCCACCAATATTCAGGCGACGCTTGTCGGGTTCGCGCTCGACATGTTCGAGTACTACGCGCTCAAGGATAAACCGCACATCCTCGAAGCCTACAAGGGCGTTCAGGAAGGCTACAACCGCGCCATCGCTTGGCTCGAAGACGTTCGCGACGGCAAAGCCACCATCGGCACCAGCAAGGTCGTCCCCGGCGCCGAAGTCCGCAACGCCGCCGTCGAAACCACCAGCCACAAAGGAACCTTCGACCGCCGCCGCCTGAGAGGATGGTAACACACATGACCTGTCACCCTGAGCGGACCGAAGCGAAATCGAGTGCTCTCTCTCAAAGAGAACCCTGTCACCCTGAGCGGAGCGAAGCGGAGTCGAAGGGTCTCTCACCCGTCCGACCAAGCATTCTGCTCCCAAACACTCCGCACCACATAAACAGGAGCCCAATCGGCGCGAGCGAATATGCCCTTCTCCATTGAACAACGTGGATTCGACGACCAGGGCCTCCGCCTTCGCCGTATCGCCGATGCCCTCGACCATCCCGATCCCCTCCTCGGCCAACTCGCCTCCGACCTCGCCCAAATGTGGCAGGACGACATCGACGCGGGCCCGAACGACCGTTGGGAAGCGGGTCCCTCCTATCGGGCACAAGCCCTTGGCGGTGCCACTCTCGTCGATAGCGGACGCATGAAAGCCTCCATCATCGGACGGCAAAGCGGGCCGTTGGAAATCACCATCGGCAGCGATCTCACCGTCGGCGCTGGTTGGAACCTGCTCGCCATTCACGAATTCGGCGCGGATGTGCATGCGACCTCCGCTCCCTGGCTGACATTCTCCTATCCGCTCGGCGCATTCACTCCGGACAGCCCTTCCGCCACCGCGTCCAATCGCCCCACCTCCGATCCGGGTTGGGCGCGGAAAAAACAGGTCCGCATCCCCCGTCGCCCCACTGCCCCATTCGATTGGGACAGCGGCGAATTGATTCCCGCCGCCGATGCTCTCGTCCAATCCCGTATCAGCGACTACCTCACGGAGATCTCGCGATGAACGCCCGCAATCTGTCATGCCGAGCTTGTCGAGGCATCTCTGTCGTTCTTCGTTGTAGGCCGCGTGCCCTCACGCGGCGAGAGGAATCATGAGCAACTATCTCATCGACATAGAAGATGCGATGATTGCGAAAATCAGCTCCGCGACTCGCCCCGATGACAACACCCGCCCGTTCTTCAATCGTGTCGACGTCTTCCGTGGCGAAAAGGCCGAACTGTTCCTCGCCGTCGCCCGCGAAACCGCGCCGTCCGCCTGGCTGCGCCTCGACCGCATGCTGAACAAACCCGAGGAGTTTCGCGGCGCGCGCGCGCTCGGCCAGCCGGTCACGCAAGGCACTCTGCGCAACGAGTTGAACTGCGTCTGGTCGCTCTTTCTCTGCGCCCGGTCGCTGCGCGCCACGAAAGAACTTTCCCAGGGCGGCCCCGGCGTCATCGGCGCCTACGATATGATCAATCTCATCGTCGGCCCGACGGCCTCACCTCCCGCCACCGCCGGCCAGTTGCGCGGATGGTCCCCCAGCGCGCAAGCCGAACCATTCATCTTCGTCGGTCTGGAATTGCTCGGCCAGACCACCACCGAGGCCGTCTACGAAGTCCAAATGAGAACCCGAGTACAACTCTAGGAGAATCACCCATGGCCAATCTTGCAATCCGCAATCGTCTCACGGTCGGCGACGTCTGGCAGGGCGGCGCGGTCGCGCTGTTCAATCCCAATTACACCGGCGTGCTGGTCGATCTCGGTAACGTCACTGATTCCGCATTCGATCAGGAATTGGAGGCGACCGATTTCCGCACCGCCCGCGCCACCGGTACCCTGATCACCGAGGCGCGCCCGATCAAACGCCTCGAACTGCCCATCACCATCAAGGTCAATTCGCCGGACCCGGCCGCGCTCGACCTCGCCCTGTTCGGCACGGGCCAAACCACCTTCACCCAGGCTTCGGCCACCGGCTCGACCCAAAACATCACCGTCGCCGCGCTCAATATGTGGCATAAAATCGCCGGGTTCGAAATCGCCAACGTCGTCGTAAAAAAGGCCAGCACCACCGCCACCTTCGGCACCGATTACGATCTCGATACCGAACTGGGCGCGGTCAAGCCTCTCACCGGCGGCATGTTCTCGGTTTCCGACGTGATGGCGTTGACGTTCGACCTCACGTCGATCTCCACCGTCGAAAGCAAACTCGAAACGTACGTCGCCTTCACCTACGGCGAGTTCTACCTCTACATGGTGCTTCCGCCCAACGAAGGCCGCGCAACCGAACAGGTCTGGCTCCGCCACATGGCCAAATCCAGGTTGGAGCCCGCCGGCAAACCGGGCTTCTCTCCCGACAAACCGATGGAATGGGACTACAAAATCACTCCTATCCCCAGCGGCGATCCCACCTACCCGTTCGGCTACCTGCGCCAAATCAAATGACGAGGGTCCATGACTGATACCCAAACCACCGCCAAGCCGCGTTTGCGCGACCCGCTCGAGGTCGTTTATGAAGACGGCCGTCGCGAATCCATCATCGTCAAGCGGCTGTCGAACACCGACATGATGAAATGGGTCGACCTCGGCTTCGACAAGCAATTCCTCGTCTTTCGCTCCGTCGAGCGCGCCACTGCGTCTTCCGTCCCCTCCACCGGAGGGGATCAAGGGCTGGGTCAACCCTGGTTCGATTCCCTCACCCAGGACTCCGCCTTCGTGGTGGTCGAGCGCGCCCTCGCCCTCAACCATTCCCCCATCGAAAAAAAAGTCATGGCCGCGGTCCTGGAGAACCTCCAATCGTGGTTGTCGCTGATGCCACCGAATTCCTCCGTGCCCGCGGCCACCGTGTCGACGAGCTGACCGATTATGAACTCCAGGACGCTTTCGACGCCGCATTCAAAAATTGGCAGCACGGCCTGGTCGAAGCCGCCTTTTACACCGGCCTGCCATGGGTAACCAAACCGCGCGACTGGAAAAAATACTGCGATGAACTTCATAACGCCATCGAAGGCCGCACGACCGCAAATACTGCCGAACGCCTCCTCGGCAGCTTTCTCCGGCAAGGCGTGCCCCTCTCACATTGAGCCACGGCGCGCCCAACCTCTGAACCACCATGCCCGGCAATAACATCGCCGAAATCGTTCTCCGCGTCACCACCGAGGGCACGCAAAACGCCCAGATGATGGCGAGCCAACTGAATCAGGTCGATCAGGCCGCGCGTCAACTCACCACGTCCACGCTCTCCGCCACGACCGCGCAACGGGCCTGCACCACGGAAGTGGGGCGCACGCATTCGCAACTGGCAAAGCTCCTTCAGGATTGGGGCGACCTCGAACGGCAGGTGGACCATTTCTCGGCCACGACGCTGCGAAATTTCTCCACGACCTCGGCCCGTGCGCTGACGGAATGGATCGAAGGGTCGGGCAAAGCCCGTGATGCCTTCCGCGGGTTCGTTACCCAGGTCATCGAGGGCCTGATCCAGATGGTCATCCAACAGGGCATCGCCCACGCCATCGGCCTGGCGCAAACCCGCGAAGCCGGGGCAACACAGGCAGCCACGAACGCGCAAATTACGGCCAGCGCCGCGCCCGCTGCCGCCACCCAGGCCGCTGCCACGTTCGGCGCCAACGCCGCGGGCGTCCTCGCCGTCGTCGCCGTCATCGCCGCCGCGGTCGGCATTCTGGCGGCCACACGCCACGCCGCCGGCGGCGTGATCCGGGGACCGGGCAGCGAGACGAGCGACTCGATCCCCGCCTGGCTCTCGCACAACGAATACGTCCACACCGCCGCAGCCCACCGCTATTACGGCACCGACGCAATGGACGCAATCAACACCCGCAGTATCCCACGCGAGGCGATCCATGCGGCGATGAGCCACCAAACGTTTGCGGTGGGAGGCGCAATCACACTGCCCTCATTCGCTGCCGGCGGATTCGTCCGCAGTGGCAGCAACGGACCCGTCAACGTCGATGTCGGTTCGCCCAACGTCCTTCTCGGCATCGGCGACGCCGAGATTGGGCGCATGACATCCACGAGTGCTTTCCAAAAGTCCTTTTTCGACAGCCTGGCCAAAAACGCCGTCCGCACCACCCGTATCGTCACCCGCAACGGAGGCCACCGCGCCGAGTCATGATTGCCGGACTTACAATTCTGCCGTTTCGGGCGAACTGGAAGGACGGAGTCCAGTTGCGGTCCTCGTTTGCGACGAACATTTTCCAGTCGACGGCCGGATCACAGACGCGATTCTCGCAGCGGGATTACGGCCGGCGACAGATCCGGTTTCGGTTGTTGCCCTACCATGATTTTCGGCGGCAATGGGATGCGTTCCGCGAAGTGAATCCGCCGGGGACGCTGCTCGGTGTTCCGCTGTGGAGCGAGCAAGGGATCGTGTTGACGGCAGCCGCGGCGAGCGGGGCGACGACGCTGACGGTGAACAATGCGGCGGACATCGACTGGCGCGGGTTGGGGGTTTTGATATCGGCGACGCCAACAACGGCAAGCGGGACGCTCGCCCTACAAGTTGAAGGGTTCAACATCCAGAGCATTTCGGGCAACACGATCACGCTGGCGGCTGGATTGACCAACGCGTTCAATGCCGGTGATGAAGTGTTGCCGCTGATGTTGGGGCATCAGCTCGCGGATTACGCCGACGACTTTATCACGCCCGAGATCAGCGACGTGGAACTGACGTTCGATGAGAACCTGAACGACCTCGGTAGCGTGAGCTTCGCAACGCCACCGACATATCCGACGTACCTCGGGCTGCCCGTGCTGCCGCTGATCGCCGAATGGAGCACGACGCCGAAAGGCAAGATCACACAGAACGCGCACTATCTCGTGCAAGGGCTCAACGCCGAATCGATCGGGATTGTCCAGGCATACGTGCGGCAGGGGATCGCGCAGCGCGTGGGCATGGCGTGCCGGGCGGACCGGGCATTGCTCTGGCAATTCTTTCACGATCGGGAGGGACGCTGGGATCGGTTCTGGTTGCCGGCGCTGAAGGATGAACTGAAACTGGCGGCGAACGTTTCTGCCAGCGACACGACGCTGGAACTGGAAAACTACGCGCTGTTTGCCGAGCGGTACGGGCTCGGCGCGGACCTGCGGATGGCCATCTTCCTCACGGACGGCTTCAACTGGTGGACGCGCCAGGTCATCAATCTCTCCGGCGGCACGAACCGGGTGACGATCGACGCGGCGCTCGGCACGGCGCTCAATATGAATGCCTGCCAGATCGGGATGCTGACGTTCGTGCAGTTCGCCGCGGATGATTTGGTGGTGGACCTGCAGGCGCCCGTGGTCGGCACGGCCACGCTGGCCTTCACGGAACTCGAAAAGGAATACGCCGAAGTGATCGCGGCCGGCAGTGGCGACGCCAGCGGCACGCGCGTTGGACAGGAATTGGTGGCGGGATGAAAATGATGGACGCCCGACCCACCCCTTCCGCCTTGCTCCTTCCCCTCCTTGGAGGGGACGAAAGGGGTGGGTTGCCCACATGAGAACGGTTCCCCTGGCCTGGACGGCACTGGAGACGGCGCGGCAGCAGAAGGTGGCGCTGCTGTTCCATATCTGGATCTGCCGCGATGCGTACTCGGGCGGGTTGACGGCGGGCAAGGTGACGCCGCCGGTCGGCTGGGGTTCGTGGACGTACTCGACCGGCTTCCAAGGCAACGTGACTTTCACCGACGTGGCCAACTACGCCCAGGACTGGCAGTCGGCGAATTCCGGCAACCCGATCACGCGGACGTACGCGCCCGCGGCCATCGAGTGCGACGCGAGCCAGGTCTTTCGCAAGGAGGACACCACGCTGGACCCGCACGACATCACGCTGCAGGTCGATCCGTCGCTGGAGCCGTTCGCCGATTACGTCAACCGGAGCTGGCCGCTGCGATTCGGGATCACGATCTACAAGGTCCACCGCAATGGCAATGCGGTCGCCACGGTCGATAACGGCAGCGGCACGCAGGTGCCCGTCGTGGACGTGCTGTTCGTCGGCTACCTGAATGCCGATGACACGCTGGAACTGAACTCGGCGGGGTTGGAATTGACGATCGATCCGTCGACGGGTACGGGCGGGGCCAAGGCGAAGCTCACGACGCAATGGGACCACGTGTTCAAGAAACTGGACCGGCTCGTGCCGCGCCCGGTGTTTTCCATCCAGTGCCCGAAGATGGTGTACTCGACCGGGTTCGGCGCGGCGGTGGATTGCAATGCCGATATGCCGAGCAACCAGGTCACGGGCACGGTGGTCCAGATGAACGGCATGGTCATCTCGGCGATCGAATGGGGCGCGCTGCCGAACGCGTTTTTCGCCCAGGGCATGATCGTCTACACCGCCATTGATCCCGTGAGCGGGCTGGAGTTTACGTTCACGTTCGACGTGGTGGCCAGCGCCCAACGCGGGTCGAGTCCGACGTACGGTGACCTGCAGATCATGGGCGTGATCGGGACGCCGCCGCTGGTGACGATCGGGACGATTGTCCAGGCATACAAGGGCTGCAACCGGAACCGCAACGACGGCACGACGAACAGTTGCATGATCGGGTTTATCCCGGCGGGGTCGCAAACGGCGTCGGAAGCGTGGAGTTCCGCGGCGGCGTATGTGCCCGGGAACATCGTAAACTACGGCGGCTCCGTTTATCTCTGCCTGGTCGCGAACACGAACGTCGCGCCAACAACGCTGGCGCCGGACTGGGAACTCACGTTCACGCCCGGGACGTTGCGCGTGTCGCTGCAGTTGTTCCAAACGCCGAGCGGCGGCAGCAACGAACAGAACCCCACGGGCTGTTACGTCTACATCACCGCGACCGAACTGTGGATTGTCTACTATCGCGACAATCCGAACCAGATCGGCAACATCACCATCGGGGTGGCCAATGGCGGGTCGGGCACGCCGTTCGATTCCACGAGCACGCCGGCGCTGGCGTGGACGGTGAACGGCGGCACCATCGTGTCCAATCAGTTCCCGCTGGCCAACGCGTCGGCGTCGGGTCCGCCGGCCCAGGCCGGCTACAAGATCACGCTCAGCAACAGCGGCGCGACGGCGGATATCCACCAGCAACCGACCGCATGCAATGGCTACGTGGCGATCATCCATTGCAGCGGCGGCTCGCCTGCCAATTTCGATTTCACGGTGGGCTGGGTCGATAGCGGCGGCACACCGGTGACGATCGGCAACCTGGAGAATTTCGGGGGCGCGGACATCCCGATCGAGCACCCGAGTTTGGAGACGGCAAATCAATGAGGCCAGAACTTCACATTGATACCCACCCCTCATTCCCCTCCAGGGAGGGGACGCAAGGGGTGGGTAATCGCCTTCCATACTTCCACACGTCCGAGCGGGTGGCGGCACTCAAGGACCAGCTCGCGAAATGGCAGACGACCCGGTGGCGGCATTCGGGCACGCACCCGAACGAGATGCGGTGCGGGATCTCGGGGGATTGCCTGTTCTGGGTGGTCGCGTTCAAGGCGATCGGGGCGCTGCCGTCGCACCTGGTGATTCCCGATTACCGCAAGATGGAAGCGGCGGGGGACAAGATGGCGTTGTTGCGGCTGCGGATCATGGAGACGGGCCGGGCGGAGTTGGTCATGGAAGAACCCGCCCCTGTTTCCCCTCCTGGGAGGGGACCGAAGGGGTGGGTGCCGATGGCCGGCGACGTCCTCCTGTTCCGCAACGGGATGTCGGGCGTGCACTGCGGCCTGGTGGTCCGGCCCGCGCCGATGCATTTCTTTCACCTGAGCCAGAACGGCGCACTCGAAGAACCGTTCAATCAGTCGCACTGGCTGGCGAGCCTGGCGTTCGTGTACCGGCTGATGGACGAGGAACCCACCCCTTCCGCTTCGCTCCTTCCCCTCCAGGGAGGGGATAGAGAGGTGGGTGTCGCATGAGCCTTTTAGCCGCACCCTCCACACCGGCCAATGCATCGCGGCGGATGGCGAACTCGTCGCGGATCGCGTCGAACATCCTCGGCACGCCGGTCCCGGTGCTATGGGGGACGCGGGACCTCTCGGGCACGCTGGTGGCGTGGACGAACCTGTCGTACAACTCAGGCGGATCATCAGGCAAAGGCGGTGGCGTGGTGTCGGCGGGCGACCGCTACTACCGGACATTCGCGCTGTGTTTCTGCCTCGGGCCGTGCGACACGATCAACTCGATCTGGTACGACAACCAGATGATCTGGCAGGGGCCGGTGTCGATCGCATCGGCGCTGGCGACGGCCAACGCCATCCAGGGCGCGGGCTCGGTGATGCTCACGGACAATCCGCCGACGACGTCGACGCCGGGCATCAGCCCGATCCCGGTCAACAACAATCGCGGCACGATCTGTTTCTATTTCGGCACGGACACGCAAACGCAGGACCCGTTCCTCGCGCAATTCATTCCCAACGCCCCGTTCTTTCGCGGGATGGTCTATGCGGTGTTCCACGGTCCGCGAACCGTCTCCAGCGGCAAGTACTCGCAACAAGGCTTCCGCATCGGCAGCGCCGATACGCTCGCCCAGATCGCGATCAATGTGACCCGGATTCCGCCGGAGCCGACAGGCTCGGTGTTCTCCGTCGCCACCACGCCGGCCCCCGCGCAAATCGTCACCTGCGCGGCGCGGATCTCCGGCGTTTGGGACCGCGGCCCCGCTGCGACTCTTACCGTAACGGCCGGCGCTGACGATGGCCACCTCTCTGTAACGGCGTCCTCGGCCAGTGGCGATACGGCGGTCTCGCAGGCGGCCAACGGCGTGGAATTTCAGGCGCTGCCTTACTTCTACGTCACGCTGACATGGCCATCGAGCTCGCAGCCGGTGCTCCCTTCCGGGGTGACGATCGGGTTCAACCTGGCGATCAACGGGACGACCATCACCAAGATTGTGTCGAGCCCGACACTCGCGCTCGATGTGAGCATTGCCGGATGGAGCGGAAGACAGAACGTGCTGTACCAGATCACGGTCACGCCGGGCATCGATGACACCGCGGTGAACGTCGAAACGGCCGTAATCGCCGGCGTCGACACGGTCGGGGGATCGTACCCATTGAACGGCGTGGCCTTCGCGGTCGGGACGCTCGGGTTGATGGTCACGCTCTCGTGGCAGACCGGCACGATCCCGCTCGCCGCAGGGCAATCGGCCAGTTTCGAGATCGTTGTGAGCGCCAACGCCGCCGCCGGCAACCTCGGCGCCAATCCGGGCGCGATGGTCTATGAGTTGTTGACGTCCACCGTCGCCGGGTTCGCGCTGAACCCGGCCATCATCGATGAGACGCAGTTTGGCGCGTTCGCCGGGCAGGCCAACTATGCCGGGCTGAATTACATGACGACCGAGAAAGCCGATGCGCGCGGCTTGATCCAGGACATCTTGAAGAACGTCCAGGCGGCGTTGACGATATCGAACGGGCTCATCGCGCCGCGGATGATGGGCTATCTGCCGGGGACCTTGACGACGATCGCGCAGACCCTGGACGCCGACGACGTGATCGGTTACAAGATCCGTCCGGGCGCGTGGTACGAACTCCCGCAACACCTGTCGGTCAAGTACCGCGATTCGGGCCGGCTGTTTCGCGACACGGTCTGTTCGCTGCCCGGCGCCGGCAGCGTGGGCAACGATGAGAAGGCCATCGAGATCGATCTGCCGATGGTGACGGACCTGCTCACGGCTCGCGTGATCGGGTTGCGGATGATGGCGCTGGAGCAGTTGCCGAAGAAGCCAGATACGCTCATTTGCGGACGCGGGGCGTTCCCGATCCAGTTCGGCGACATCATCGCCCTCAACAATCCGCGGATCGGCACGTTGCCGGCCTCATTTAATTATCAGCCCGGCAGTCCGCTCGTGGTGCTGGCCGTGCGCGAACACGGTCCCGGTGACGAAACGATCGAGCTGGATGTCGCGCCCGACGTGTTCGGGTATCTGCCGGTGAATTCCACGGCCACCGGCGGCGGAGGCGGCGGTATCCCGGCCGGGCCGGCGGAGCCGTATTACGCGATCTCGGTCCAGGGCGCATTCGAGTTCCCGTACGACTGGGACCCGTCCGTCAGCCGGTTGTTCTGCCTGTTCGCGGCCAGAACCGATCCCGATGCGCAAGGGTTCACGCTCTGGGCCTCGGATGAAAATCCGCCCGTGGATTACTCCGAACGCGATACCGACGCGCTGTTCTGCGCGGGTGGCACGATCCAGGGGTTCAATGCGCCGCGGTTCACGATGGACCGCACCGCGACGATTCAATTCACCGCGGCGAGCCAGGACATCGATGCCTGGCAGAGCGTGTCCGACACCGGCTGGTTCGGTTATCAATTTCTCGTGCTGCTGGGCGGCAGTGGGCTGGCGCTGCTCTACGCCGCAAAGAACCTCAATTACCTCGGTGACAACCAGTGGGAGATCGAGGGACTGTGGGGACCGCTCAGCGACACGATCGGCGGGACGGTGGGAACCGACGTCTGGGTGTTCGCCCTGCAGCCGCCCTACGACGTGCCGGCGCAGCCCAGCGAGGTCATCGGCGTCACGATCAGTTTCAAGGGCATACCGTTTGGCAGCCGATTGAGCCCGACGCTGTCCGCGGCGACGGCGGCGCCGGTGACCGTCGCCGGCCGCTCGGCTTGTCCGCGCGCACCGGTCAATCCCAACGCGAACGGCCGCGGCGCGAACATGTTCCCCTCCTACGGAGGGGCAGGGGTGGGTAATGACATCGCACTCGCGTGGGACCTGTGCAATCGCGGGTTCGGTTTTGGACAGGAGACGAACCCGTGCGAGTTCGATCCGGGCATCCAGAGTGAGGTTGCGCAATGCCAGGTGGACGTCGTGGTCGGGGGCACGGTGGTCAAGACGTACACCGTCAGCACGCGCGAGTTTGGCGGCACGGGCATCACATCAGGCACCATCACGGCGCAGACGTTTCCCATATCGAGCACCGCGACCCTGCAGCCCGGCGACCGCATCAGTGTCGTGCGCGCCGCCGATCCCGCCGGCACGGAGTGGTTCGGACGCGTCGCCACGATCAGCGGCAACCAGGTCACGCTCGTCAGCCCGTTGTGCGTCATCCCGAGCGCCGGCGATACCTTCAACCGCTACGAGTCCTGCGGGTTCGTTTACACCGCCGCGCAGAACCTGGCTGACAACGGCTCGCTCCCGTCCGCGATCACGTTCAACATCTACGGCTACCTGAACGGCCTGCGTTCCCTGCAGCCGGCAACCATTACGGTGACAAAAACATGAACACGAATTTCCACGCTGTAGCCGCGGGCTTTAGCCCGCGTTCGACGGCGCGCACCTTAAAAGGTGCGGCTACAAACCGCATGAGGAGCCCGGCATGAGCACACTCATCAATGGCACCGAAGCCGAGCGCCGCAACGGCGCGAGACGCGGCCACGTCGTATCCCCGGCCGCAAACGCAGTCCGAGGTGATCAATGAGCACTCTTGTAAATGGCACCGAAGCCGAGCGCCGCAACGGCGCAAGACGCGGCCACGTCGTATCCCCGGCCGCAAACGCAGTCCGAGGTGATCAATGAGTACTCTTGTAAATGGCACCGAGGACCTGGTCGGGCAAAACCTGACGCCGGCCGCGGCGTATGCGGTGGTGAACACCGCGCTGCAGAAGATCGCCCAGATGCAGGTGTATCCGCAGGACTGCCGATTCCCCGGCTCGGCCCACGCGAATGATATTCGCGACCCGCACGCGATCCCGTTCCAGCGCCAGCTCGTGCAGGCGGAGATCATCGTCAATGGCGATGCGCCGAGCGGCGGCTCGCTGGTGGTGCAGCTGTTGTTCGGCGGCGTGGCGCAGACACCCACGCTAAGCCTGAACGCGGGCCAAACCTACGTGTTGATCAATCTATCGAGCGACAATCTGGTCGTCGCCGCCAGCCAGGCGTGCGCGGTGGAAATCGTCACCCCGAGCGGGGCGAGCGATGTGGTAGTGAAACTCCTCTTCCAATTGGTGATCCCATGAAACGCATCCTGATTCTCTGTTTGCTGTTTGTCATCCCGAGCTTGTCGAGGGATCTCTTCGCCGCGAATGATTACAACTGGCGGATCATCGTCGCGCCGCAGACAGGCGACGTCGAGCAGGTTGTGCTCGATCCGTCGCAATGGTCGCTGACGCTGACGAATTTCCCGACCGGCGTGCGCCGGGCCACGCTGGAATTCACCGGCTCGGGCGGCAGCTACACGCAAACGGTGGTACAGGCGGCGGGATCGGGC